TTTCGTTTATTGTCCAGCCGAACTCTCTGGCGCATTCGGCGATGAGGGCGCTTGCACGAAATCGTATATTGGGATTCTCAGGCGTTTTTTTTTACCCTCATCCTCAGGTGTTTTTACCTGGCCGGTAACAGCATCGATTACGAGTTGATATAGAGCCGCGACCTGCGCTTGCTCCATTTGAAGGATATGTTTCTTCTTAATTGTATCGCATACCGAACCGATAACCTTTTCGTATTCGTCGGCGAGTTGATCGGACGTAATGGCTCCGTCTGACGACAATCGCTGATGAAACTCCGAATTGGCCTGAGTGAATTTTAAGAACTCCCGAAGCGTAATTGGCTTAATAAAATGCACGCGCCCCTGAAACTTAAACGGAACGGCCTCGGCCACGATCGCGTCTAAATCCGCAATCGGGCCTTGGCTTGCCTGTCTCGTCGGCAAGAGTCTTTTAAGCATTACAGGATACCTTCGTCACCGTGATAGTAAACGCGCGGAGGAGTTGTCGAAGTGTCGAGCAATACCTTCCAAACGATTTTAAATTTACCTTGCTCGGTCGGGCTGAAAGTATATTCGCTTTCTTCGCTCGGCATTGCCTTAAAGAAAGTCCAATCATAGTTAGATGCGCCTTCGTCCTCGCGGATTGGATGCAATACAAGCTTACCAGCTAAAGCACTTGATCTGCTTGTAATTGGGTTTTGAAATAATAGACCAGTCTGCGCACCAGCGGTTACTTCGAGCGCGTTCGGAAATACTGCTAACAATTTAGCCTTATCACGAATCTCGGCAATCTCGGTTTCAACGGTACACTCTACGCCGCTTACTGATTCGTCGGCCAGTGTTTTACCAAACTGATCGGCATACATTTCGGCCTTGGTGATTTTAAAAGAAATCTTTACGTTGCCAAGCGTGCCGCCCAGATCGATAGATTTAAAAGTCACGCGACAAGGACCAACGTCAAAATTTGGAACGCTTACATTTGCGGTTGATGCCATTTTTTAAACTCCCTTAACTTGGATTTTCAAAATGTCGCACGTCTAATTGAAGAGCGACTTCTTTTCTAAAAACATTCATTGCTTTCGTAAGTTCACCGTCCTTAGTGAACAAGGGCGAAAACTCTGCGCGTACCACCCTAGAATAGAGTTTTAAGTCACCCGATGTCGATAACAAATGCACGCGATGTAATAAACGAAAGAGCGCCGCCTGATATCGCTCGGTTTTAATCGTAAGGCTTACTTGATCCTTATCCTCGACCACGACCGAAACGAAGATTTTAACCGATGCCGAAAGATAATTCTGCCCATCTTGCTCGTCGCGAAAGTCCGCAGAATCAACGATCGTAAAGACGGCTGGACATTGGTAGGTAAACGCAGGCGAATATATTAAATACTGACGCGGTGGCTCTGTCGTTACTTTACTGTCGGCACGGTCGCTGCGAATTACGGTAAGAGCCGATGCAATGTTATCCTTAATCTGCTTTAAGATTAAATCCCGGGTTCGTTCTACAAGCTGTTCGGCGATCATTTTATATTCCCCGACGTAATATATTTAGCAAAACCCTTCGCAAAACCGTCAATCTGCTGTTTGGTCAAACTTGTTATATCTCGAACTTTATCAACGAAGCCCGCATAAGGAACGGTAATGTAAAAACCCACTTCGCGATTAGTTAAAATTCTGTGGTGATACTTGTCTCCGGTGCCGCCTTTAGTGTTAGTCATTGCTTGTCTTAAAGTATCAGTTGCAACTAATAATTTTCGCCCGCCGCCAGGATAAGACTGATAACGTCTTAACTTTCTTCTAGCGTAATCTGGCATAATTGGAATCCATTGATCGCCCTGTGAGGCATTTTCAGTTGCCCACCTGCGCCCTTGTATATTTAAAATTTCTGGATATACGACTCGACCAAGATAACCAGTCGGAAGGTTAGCACGATTTATCATGCCCTCAGCCATGCGCTTCCACTCCGACATGTCGAAGTCGGCTTTTAGTTTCATCGATTCGGCGCCGGATCCTGAACGTTGCCGTAAAGACTTCCGAACCGCGGAGCCTTCGCTTGACCTTTGCGGGTATAGAAATCATCCCGAATCATTGTCGCAGCCTTAAGCATCTGGTCCGATAGCTTCGCGTAAATATCAACCGGGTTCCAACTCTTATCGAGCGGCGTATCCTCGAGCTGATAAATCTCCGACATGTTTTCGGCGAACCTAAGAGAGAGTTTCTGGTAAGCAAGACCGGCAGCATATCGAATCGCGGCAGGCTGTAAGCCGTCTTGGATAGCGGTTACGTCGAAAATCCCAATCCATTGACCGGCAGTTTGAAGGAACTCGGTAAGCTCGTCGTCAATGAACCATTGAATAAAGTAAGTCGCTCTTAGCGTTTGGCCGTCCGTTGGAGCATCGGCTAATACGAACTCTCCGCTCGGAACGTCGTCGGAAACAACTGTTACCGGAGTGTCGTCAACGTAAACGCCAACCGGAGCGGTAGCACCTACTAAACTTTCGGTGCGACGAAACTCGAACGTCTTAAAAATTAAATTTGCACCGTTCTGGATCCCGATAACCCGCTTACGATAACGAAGCTTATCCTTTGGGCCGTCGTTTAATAGCTTTCGCAAATCAGCCAGCGAGGTTGTCCATGCCATGATTTTTGTCCAATTGTTCGAAGGCCTCGGCCTCCGTGGTTTCGTTGGTAATAATCACATATCGAAAGCCAAGACCTCGAAGGACTTTAGCTTTTACCGCGCAGTCGCGCTTTTCGACTTCATTCTTAGGCATGTCGAAGTTAATCGGTCCGCCTTCGGCAAATGGAAAATGAAACGCAACAAATCTTAAACGCCAGTCATCGGGGAAGAGCTCCGAAGCGTTTGGAAGCTTCCAGTTAAGATAACAGAACTTATCCCCTGCAATTCTCTCAGGCATTGTAAGCAAGACATTCGACCGGCGAACGGTGCGGGTAACTCGCTTTTCAGCTATTTCGTTTTCGGTTTCAAGCCGATCAGTTCCGGCGCGCTCGATAGTTCTGGCGATTGCTTTTCGTCCCATTAGTTCCCTTTCCTTATCGAGACCACGCCCGGAGGCGTGATCTCTGTAAGACTAAGGACTATTAAACGCTACCGTTCGAACCCTGCCATGCGAAGCGAGGATCGATGAAGTCTGCGTTCATGCGGCTGTAAGCCTTGAAGCGATAAACGTCGCGTGCGAAAGATTCGCCAGCGAGCGGGTTCTCTTGCTCAACTGCTACAGGTACGCGGTTCTGAGCGATGAAGAACGGCTTAGAGTCGTCAACCAAGTACCAAGCCTTAGAGTTGCCAACCAGACCGTTATGATCGAACAGGTACGGAGTAACAGTCGCATCGATCAAGCCCTTAAGCATGTTGATCGCGAAAGCTCCACCGACTGCGCCCGAAGCCGCAGCACCAGACGGATAGTAAGAAGAGTTCAACAAGACGCCGAGGTCGAAAGCGTAGTAGGGCGAAATGATCGCGCGCTTAGCTTCGACGTTCATGATAATGCCTTGCAAGTTCTTCTGTTGACGGAGGGCAATCATACCGTTCTGGATGTTAGCCTGAGTCAATGCACCGTAAGCTGCCGGACGAGTTGCAGCGCCGCCACGGAGGGCAGTCGACCACGGATAGCTTGCTTCGTAAGAGGGCTTAGTTTCAGAAGTTGGAACTTCCAAGTCCTGATATTTAGCGCCCGACACGCTTGCGAGCTTTCCGTAAACCCATACTTCTTGTAAGAGCTTCATATATTCGCCGAGCATGCCAGCTTGACGTTGGAATTGTCCGGTCTGGTCGTCGTTAAGAAGTTCTTTCTCAACTGCGTACATAGCGCCGAACTTGTAGTTTTTCAGCTTAATATCCAAAGCCGCAGCTGCAACTTCCGGATAAGTCATCTGAGGTCCTACTTGACGAGGGAAGCTTACACCGTGCATCGGTGCGTAGAGCTCTTCCATTTTATCGCTAGAAACAACAGTAACCCAATCTTCGAAAGTGGTCTTAGTTGCTTCGTACATGCCAGCAGTAATTTGCTGAATGCCAGCGCGAAGGAACTGAGTGAACGCCGAAGAAGAGTCAGCTTCTTTCAGCTTTTCGCCGAGTTCTTTTCTGAATGCACGCCAAGAGAAAGACTCTTTCAAGACGGGGAATTTTTCGCCGTCAGTAACAGCGTCGATCCCGAATCGGCTGATCATAGCCTCGCGCATTTCTTTAACGTCTGGGTTATCGATAAGAGCGCGCTTGATTACTCGTGCGTTACGCTCGCGAAGTTTATTTGTTGATTGGCTCTTAGCAACGAACTCGCCGAGCCATTGAACCATTTGTTCTTTATTTTCCATTTTTTAATTCCTTTCAATTTCTCGGTAAAATTAGAAGTGGAGAGCGTCGCCGGGAACTCGCGCACCGATCAAGACTTCGATCTCTTGACCTGCAACTGCAGTAAGAGCCGGACCTTGATAAACGCCGATTGCCTTAGTTCCTACTACGGTTACGTTACGAGTTCCGCTTGCGGGATCCAAGTAAACGTAAGCGCCGGTAGTAATAGCGTCGCCAGTTTTCAATACGACCTTATAAACAGAGCCGTACTCAGGACCGGGGACAGCAGTAACCGCTACCGATGCGTTCACGTCAGTAACGTAAACGTCAGCAAGGTGTCCGCTGGTAACAGTTACCGGAGCAACTCCGAGGAAGTAAGCGCCGTCGGCCTCAGCCGTGGGCTTAGCTACCAAGTGATTAAGAGCATCGAAAATCAACAAGTCGCCTTGAAGAAACGATACAGTCGAAGCCAACAAGGGCTTAATATCGGGGAAAATTGTTTTAGTGCCAACTTCGCGCACTTTTTTATTTACGCCTGCCATGTTTATTATCCTTTCTTATCGAGCGCAGCCCGAGAAATCGAGCGTAGACGCTTTGGTTTCAGAGACCGACGACTTTTCAACGAACGCGAAAGACAACCCTTCAGGCTGACTAACTTGTGCTGCGGTGAAAATCTTAAACGCAGAATCAAATTGTTCTTTAGTCTTAATTTCGCCTGCCGCTTCACGGAAAGCTTTAGTTAAAGACCGCGGAAGTTTTGATTCAGCGAGTTTAGTCTCAACGTATTTTAGAACTTCTACTTTCTTATTTTCGTTTTCGATAAAGGCGAGCTTACCCTTAAGAGCAAGGATCTCTTTCTTCATCGACTCGACTTGCTTATGGGCATCCATGCCCTCGGTTTCGGATTCGGTCTCTGCCTCGTCCTCAACCTCGCCGTCCTTGACCTTAGTAACAACTTCGCCCTCAGCTTGTTTGGCTTCGTCCTCGGTTTGTTTAGCTGCCATTTTTTTAGCAACTGTCATGGTTTTTTTAGCGAAGTCCATAGCCTCGTCTTGTTTCATGCCGCATTCTTTGGCGCCCTGGTAAGCTTGCATAGCTACCTTTTCCATAGCCTCGGCCTCGGCCTCAGACTCGCTTTCGGTCTGTTTAGCTTCGCCTTCGGTTTCTTCGCCCATAGCATCGGCAATCATTTTCTTGATTAACTCGATGTCTTGTTGAACGTCGGCGTGATCGCCGGGCTGGTCCACTACTTCGTTTTCCGTTTCCATTTGTTTATTCCTTTCGAGTAAAGATAAAACTTTGCCTCCGGCGCCAGCCGTGGTCACTAAATCACAAGATACAGCTTCGTTAATAACCGAGACCAATCGAATCGAATCGATCCCATTTTCTTTTGCCTCGACGAGCTTAGGCTTACAGGCATCAGGAGCACTTGCAAGCATGTCGTCGATTTTCATTTCGTTGGCGTCACCAGAGGCGTTAATTGAAAGCCCGATAAACTCTTGATCGGGGAATTGCTTAGCATAATCGACAGAGTGGCGCATAAGAGACCGAGCCCACTCGTAGGGCTTGTCTGCAAGGATCACAACGTCGCCAACTAACTGATGCTGTCCACCTTCGGACTCTTCCACTGCAAGTTGCTCGAAGTGACCTAGAACATCGCGCACGGAACGCTCTGGACGAGTCTGTTCTTCGATAGTTGACGGATGATCGGCAAAGATTTTCTTACCGTTAAACGCAGCAATAGCCGAATCA